TAGAACATTAGAATATAACTTAGCTGAAGGAACAATTAAATTAGGAAAGACTGATTTATCAAATGCTAGTATAATTGAATTAAAAGAATCTTTAATGGCTCTTAACTTTTTCGGTTATAGAAATCAATGGAAGATTGATAAAGTATGTAAATTCTTTGAATCTGTTGATCTTCTTGCTGAAATGGATAACTTTACAAATATTACTTCAAATGAATTTTCAAATTTATTTTTAACTATGATTAATGTCCAAGAAGGATTTTATGTAAATAAAGTTAATTCTGGAATGCACGTAAATGAAATGGTATTTGTATCTTCTGCAACTGAGACAGTTAAATTAGTTAAGGAATTTATTAACTATGACGCTTCTCCAATTTTATCAGAACAACTGATTGCTGAAAATAATGAAGTTGCTAAAGTTGAAAAGGAAAGATCTGATATTTCAGATAAAATTTCATTTTTAGAAGAAAAGAAAGCAAAGGTAAAAGAAGCTATTAATAAACTTGGCGAAACTGAGGAACTTACTGAAGCTATGAATCTGTTAGAAGAAGAAATTTCTAAGTTTGAAAAATCTTTACAAGAAACATATGACAAAGTTGTATTAGGTGGTAACAAAGGCGATAAGTCTAAAACACACGACGGAGAAGATTTTGAAGAAGAAGATGAAAAGAAAGAAGAAGCAGTAACAGAAAAAAAAAGTCGTAACGATTATTTAGACGATGGATTTGTTGAAGCTGAGATTGCTAAAAATGGTAACGGTCTTAAAAAAGGTATGGAAGTTATGGTAAGTGCTGAAGACTATACTTCTTTAGGTGATGATGACCAATTAGAATGTATTAACCCTAAAACTGGAAAATCTACAATTTGCCCAAAGAGCCAATTGAATGTTAAGATTTAATAACCCTTTATAATATAAAGAGCCGGTAGTAATAATAAACTATCGGCTTTTTTTGTATATAATAATAAATAAACATTTACAAATGGCAAGAAAAAGAAATTATCTCAACAACAGAGATCTTTTAGAAGAAATAATATTATCCAAAGAACAGGATGAGCTTACACCAAAGGCATTAGAGTTTTTAATGTTATTAGCTGATAAGTGTTCTAGAAAACTATCATATGCAAACCCAGACGATAGACAAGACTGTATAGCATCTGCTTATATGGATCTATTTAAATATTGGAGAAATTTTAATCCAGAAAAATCAACTAATGCGTTTGCTTATTTTACTGAAATATGTAAAAGAGGATTTGCAAAAGGGTGGAATAAACTACATCCTAGAAAATATGCAGGTACTGTTTCAATTAATGGTAGTGCTGATAGTGACGGCATATATACTATATAAATTTTAAATGAGCATTAAAAAGGTAAAACCTACTTCAAAGTCTGGATTTAAACAAGGGTATTATAATCCTATTAATCCACAAAAGTATATAGGCCCTCATCCTATCATATATAGAAGTAGCTGGGAACGTAAGTTTTGCCATTGGTGTGATCATAATGAACAAGTAATAAAGTGGGCTTCTGAACCTTTTTCCATAAAATACTTTAATATGTTGGATAGTAAGTTTCATAACTATTATCCAGATTTTTATATAAAAATGGATAAAGCTGGTATAATTGAAGAATATGTAGTAGAAATAAAACCTAAGGCTCAATTACAAAAACCTAAACCACCAAAAAGAAAAACAGCAAAGGCACTTAAAAATTTTAAACATGGATATGAAACTTATGTTAGAAACCTTTGTAAAACTGAAGCATTAAATAAAATGGCAAAACAGAGAAATTTTAAAGTAATGCTTTTAACAGAAGACTCAAAATTATTCTAATGGCAATAGTAGGATCCTTTCAAGAAGACTTAGATATTTACCTTGCAGATTATAAAGGTAGAACTGGTGCTTCTAAACAATCAGACAAAGACCTTAAAGGTATCGGTAGTATTGCAAAAGGATTATTAGATAACGGTAAGATGTATTCGTTTGAGTACTTTACACCAGACGAAACATTTTATGATACTTATCCTTTAGTATTAGGTTTAGGCAAAAGTGATAATGATCATCAATTAGGTTTAAACATCCACTACATTCCTTATGATTCTAGAATACCTTTTCTTTCTGATGTTTTTAAATCATTTAAAAGTACTATTGCTTCTGCAATAAATAAAGCACCAGGTAATCCTATAGCTCAACCTAGGTTAAGTGAATTTACCTATGATAATTTAAAAAAATCTCTAGGTAGAAAATATAATCTTACTTATGCAATTAGACAGTATAGATTAGATAGAATGAGAAAACCTAGAATGTTAGGATATGATGATTGGTATATAGGTGCTGTAAACAATCAAAATCATTTTTTTGGTGGAAATATTAATGAAGCGCAAGCATTATATTACAAGAATATATAAACAATAAAAGATAAAACAATATGGCAGGTTTTACTGATAGAAGAGGACCCTTAAGTACAGGTAATCCAGTAAGGAAGATTTTAAAGGATCTTTCTAATTTAGGCATGGCTTACGATGATATGATCATCCGTAATTCTCGTGCAGTAGGGTTTACAGAAAATCAAATGGGTTACCAATTTAATCCAATGGGTTCTGATGCTGATGATATGTATAGTGCATTTGCTGCATTATCATTAACAGATACTACAATGAAAAAGAATATCTCTATATTTGATAGAGATTATGAAAAGAAAAGAGATCAGCTTAGAGAATATGCAGTACAAGATGAAATAGAAGATATCCTAGATGTAATTACCGATGAGGCAATTGTATTTGATGAATCTAATTTTATGGCATATTCAAATTTTCATGGACATATTGCAAGTTCTATCGAAGATGAGATTGGTGATGTATATAATAACCTTTATAATTACTTTGGTTTTAATGATTCAGTTCAGCCATGGAATTATTTTAGAAAATGGTTAGTAGATGGATTCCTTGCTTTTGAGATAGTATATAATGATAAACAGACAGAGATTATAGGATTTAAAGAATTAGACCCTATTTCCTTAATGCCTGGTATAGATACTGACACTGGAAAGAAGCAATGGGTACAATATAAAGGACAGGGTGCTAAAGAGAGAAAGTTATGGGATTCACAAATCATATACCTTTCTTATTCACAAGTTAATTCACCAATGAGAATATCTTATGTTGAAAGATTAATAAGATCATTTAACCTTTTAAGAATTATGGAAACAACTAGAATTATCTGGGCTGTTTCTAATGCTTCATTTAAGACTCAATTTATTATACCTGTAGGTGGTAAATCTAAAACTAGAGCAAAACAATCATTAGCTTCATTAATGAACTCATATAGAGAAGTTGTAGATTTTAACCAAGAAAGTGGTGAAATTGTAACTAACGGAAAACCAATGATGCCTTTTAATAAAGAATATTGGTTACCTTCAAAAGACGGTGATTCACCAGAGATTAGTACAATTGGTGGGGATGGACCAGACTTAGGAGATACTGAATCTCTTAAATATTTTGCAGATAGATTAAAATTGGCTTCTAAGATTCCTTTCTCAAGATTTGATAAAGAAGGTGGAAATACTTATGATATGGATGCTAGCGGAATGCTAAGAGATGAAATTAAGTTTTCTAAATTTGTTGATCGCTTAAGATCTATATTCCAAGAAATACTCGTAAAGCCAATGTATCTTCAAATGTGTCTTAATCATCCAGAATTAAAAAACGATGTTTCATTTAAATCCGGTTTAGGATTAGATTTTGTTAAGGATAACGTCTTTGAAGAAATGAAAGAAATGGAATTACAAACGAAAAGAGTAGATTTTATAGGTAACCTAAAAACTCAATTAAGTACCATGACAGCAGAAATGGAGGAAATTCCATACTTCGATTTAGGATTCTTGGTTAAGAGATATGGCGGCTTTACTCGTGAAGATTTAAAGGCTAATGCTAGAGCAAAAGAAAGAGCTGATTTAGAGAAAGAAAAATACTCAGATGAAGATATTGAAAAGATCCTTTTAGGTGCCGATAAAGCAGATTTTAAACCAGAGAAGAAAGAAGGTGCAGCAGATGAAGATCCATTAGCAGACCTCTAATAAAAACTTTACAGAGATTGTAATATATAAATCAAATAACTACTAGAAAATGTCAGGAAAAAAATTATTAATTCTTGAAAGACAGAAATCAAATTTAGATATAACTACCGGTGAAGACGGTTCTGTTGTATTAGAGGGAGTATTTACCGAATTTGATGTTAAGAACAAGAATAACCGAATTTATGAGGAGAAAGAAGTAATGCCTCACATTAATGAATTACAAGAAAAGGTTAAGACCAATAAGCTTCTAGGTGAATTAGACCACCCAAAAGATTTTGATGTTAGTTTAGCTAATGTATCTCATGTTGTAGAATCTTTAGATTATGATAAAGATAAAAAACAAGTTATTGGTAAAATAAGATTATTAAATACTTCTAAAGGTAAAGAAGCGCAGGCTCTTATCAAAGATGGTATTCCTTTACATATTTCAAGTAGAGCTGCTGGTACA